CTATATTTTTTGAATGGAATCATTTGCCATCTATTTCCTGATGCAGCTGCACCATTGTATTTCTTTAGATAATTTGCCACATCATTTGTGAATACTATTTTTTCACGTATGCTGCCATTAACTGGATGGATGATAGTGAATTTTATTGGTATTCGCTTAGTTGCTTTTTTCATATAATCTTGAATTTGTTATAATTATCTTTTGATATAGTATACCCAAGTGAATTGAATAATTTAAAATATCTGTAAACTGTTCTTTGACTTACATTTAAATATCTTGAAATTGTGTGCAAGTGTCTTGGTTTTTGCTGTAATAGTTCAAGCAATTTTATACATCTGTACATTTTCAATTGATTCATATCTCTTGCACTGCTTTAATTAATGGCGGCCACATATCAGCCTTCTTGATTGCATCCTCTCTGCTGTTAGCTTGTAGCACTCTATAGGCATCTTGCCATTTAGCTTTGCTGTTGAGCTTGAATTTATAAGTTATCTTGAATGTCTTCATCAGTTCTCTTTGCTTTGATTATAAAATATACTATCATTCCAATGGTCCATCCTATGGCCACAAAGATACCGGTCCATTTAAACCAGTGCCAAACTCCCCACCAAAATAGAAATCCACTACAGAATAGGAGTAAAAATGTTGCTGCTGCTTTCATGCTCTTGCTTTTAAAAATTGTTCATATAACTTGACATTGAATGATGAACTTTTCACATCATCCGATTCTTTTGATTTCCACCATTTAATCATTCTGTTGACTGGTGATCTGAATGATACAAACTCATTCTCTTTTTTGTTTTCTTTTTTCATGGTACTTAGATTAGATTTAAACAAACTTTTGACATCTCATTTGAGATTAGTGCATAGGTCTTTAACAGCATGTTGATTTTGTCTGAGATATTGTTATGCTTTGACAGATAGTCTTCATACTCTTTATGAGATATGAAATTGATTGACCATGTGTAAAGTCTCTCTTCAGCAGCTTGCTCATCTTGTAGCTCTTGAATTTGCTTTCTCATCTCAGTTAAAAGTGTCATTAACTGATCAATTTTCTTAATTTTTTCTTTCATCATTTGTGGTTTTGATATGGTCAAAGATAGGTATTGTTTTTATATATGCAAATAATTATAATAATTTATTCACATTTTTTTTATTACCCCACAAAAAAGAGCAGCCATTGCTGACTGCTCTCACCTAATTACCACATTTGATGGCTTTACGAAAAAGCTAGGTATACGGTTGAACCGTTTATCTTTTTGGCCTTTAGTATTTGACCTCTATTTCCTTTTGCTTTGTAGCTGACATGTACCCAATCAGGCTGTGAGTCATTGCCAAACTCCCATATCATCTGATCAAAGGTAATGTTTTGCTTGATATATTCAAATATTTCTGCATTTGTTATCTTGCCATATCTATCAGCATCCAGATCCATCGCTTGAGCTTTGCAATGCTGCGAGCTCGCACTCCCCTTCACAGCCCTATTTAAGGCACCAGATCGGTATCCGGATGAGATATGAATGGGCACTCCAAAATGATTCCGCAATGGCTCGAATACTTTCTCACATAGCAGCTTAGCAGATGCCAGGTGAATGGGATCAGTGATAGTATTATCAATGCCTCTTCTTTTCGCAGTATCTGAGTGGCAGAATTCTGCTAGTGTAACGTGTTCACTTAGCATCTTCCTTGGTCAACTGAGATAATGTAGCTGTCACTGTACCAGCCGCCACAAGATATCCTCCAGCAGTTACCACAGCAGCTGGCAATGCCACCGGTAATGCTACAATAGTGCCACCGATCACACCCAGTGCAATACCAATCTTCTGTACTTTCTGCCAAAACTTTGGAGTCTTAGCTTGCCATCTTTCTTTTAGTTCCATATTGTAATTCTTTAGGTAGTATTGCCGCCATCAATTCAGGATATTTTACTGATGAATGCATATCATTATCTGATGTTTGAATGCGATCCTCAAGGCAGTCATATAGTTTGGACTCAACTCTCTCTAGTTTACCCTCAACCATTTCAAGTCTATTGGTGAAATAATTAAACATCAAGACGACAATCAGAGTTAATAACCCTATCATCCCATTCTTTTTAACTGCTGTAGCTATTGCAACTGGATCCATACTATATTATGTATTTCTGTTCCGTATAACTACTTAATGCTAATATGTTTAAATTAACTGCCATTAAATTTAGGCTAATCAATTCTCAAAATCATAATCATCATAAGGGATGGCACACCAATCCTCTGCATCAAAGATATTCAAAGATAGTAGCATGGTCCATCCAGCTACCATGTCTTGACCTTGATTAATAAAAGGATCTGTTCCTATCTCAGCTGTGATATCAGAGAATTCAGTCCATCTGTATTGCAGCATAGTTGTTTTGATATCATTACAGATCAACAAGCAATCTGAATGAACCTCATTGATTTGTCTATAGTTTGAAAGATTGTACTTGTCACATATAGTGATCACAGCATTTATCCTGACATAACCGGCACCCATTCCACCAGGTTGCAATGTTGCCACCATGAGAGGATACTGCGCAGCATCTCTGCTGATTGCATCAAGGAAGTCACCTTGAAAAAACTCATTTATTTGCCGATGCTGTGTTGCGATCTCTTGCAGCTCCAGCATTATTTGGTTTAGAGTCTTTTCCATTTAGGTATGTTTTGAGTTTGTCAATCTGTTTTTTGCTAGCTGTGAATTTTTTCATACTATCCATCCAAAAGGTTTGTATCCAGTCTGATCCTTAGTCACTGATTCATTACACTCGTTATTGTCGCAGCACAATAGGTACTCAGGATACTTGACTCCATTGTCATCTTTCAAGAATCCAATCAGTCTCTGCTTGTAAAAATACGCATCTTTACGTAGCATATCCCTAAGATGTGCTGTTTCTGTATCTGTATTGGCTGTCATTGTCTCATCTGACTGGCGGCCTACAGCTTTATTAGTTAGCTTTTCATTGAGTATTGCAGCTGATCTGAAGTCAACAAATGCTACAAGACAAGGTATCACATAGTCATTCATCAGAGTCAAGTAGTCTTGAGTCCATGTGTTTGTTTCAACTCTATTCAATAGGGCCTTATACAATGGTGTTCCTAGTGCTGGCTGCAAGTGCATATCTTGAGACCTCTTGATACCGACTGCCAATATCTTGACATCTGTATTCATGTGGATCATTCCAAGTTTTTTAAGATTCTCAACAGATAAAAGATAGTTCATGGCTTATTGTTTTTTTATTACTAATTGTTGTACCCAAATATGGCGGCAATATGGAGTGCTCACTTTTGTATCAGGATTTGTATACCATCCACCTCTGTAATTCCACACATTGCGATCCACTCTTGAGCTGATATTGTTGATCTCATCCCTTGTGTAAAGTCTATTCACATCAAGTAATCTTGCACAGAAATTCCTTGTCCTACCATCTGGCAATTTTGGAGGACCGGATATACCTGGTCTTTTTTGATAGCTGTACACTACCATAAACTGATCAATGGGAGCTGGAGCTTGGTCCAGCAATTGCTTTCCCAAATCAGTCACCTCACCTTCAAGCAATAGTTCAAAGGCAATAAGTCTCTCAGTTGACTTGGCCACCTCTTCAATACTTGCACCAGTTGCTGTAGATATTGCAGCTGCATCCTCACCATCAATAAGCATTGATAGAATTGATTTCTCAAGTGCAGATATATTAGCTTTCACCTCACCAATAGTGGCAAACATCATCTCCTCTTTGCTGAATACCTCATCTGATGGTGTATCCCATTCAATGATATTAGTCTTTAGGACCTTGTAATCTTTTGAATCCACACCATATTCAGAGAATATTTGTATCTCATCAGCTGAGAATTCGTGTTTATGATCACATGATGATAGTGTAGTCGTTGGCAAACCTACAATTTTGCGAGCTTGTTCCTCTGCAATTGTTGGGAATGATGCTAGTACTATGTATAGAGCTGTATCTGCGCTTAGAAAGCCTGATTTAACCTTTTCAGCTACATCTATCAATGAGTTAACTTGACTTTTATTCAATGAATCCTTTGTATCAACGCTCAATGTTTCAGCTGTAGGAGCTGCAATAGGAGCTGCTGCCTCAATAGTTAAAGGTCTTACATCTACTAATTTAAGTGATCCAAGATATCCGGATAGCTTGACCATGTAATTAATCAGCCATTCAATCTGCTTCTGTCTTGAATTGATGTAAGTGCCCTTGTATATCTCAAACAAATCAGCCGTTTCAGCTGCATTGAATGAGCCATTCGGAGCAATACCAAACAATGATGGAGCCACCACTGAATGAGCCACAAGGATATTCTGCTGAACTGATTTCTCAGTCATCGCATACCTCTCATGTAGGTTATTACCATTCAATGGCAATACTGTTGGTGCCTCATCAGCTCCATTGCTGAATGTGATGATTATCTCACCAGCATCCTCAACAGATTGTGTGCGGCCCTTGATTTGTTCTTTAATCTTTCTTTCCTCTTCAGCTGTCTCTGGCTCACCTGATGCTAGGTTAATCAATGTACCAGCCTTGAATCCGTTCTGAATCTCAAACATATTGAATCTTGAGATGTCAACATCAGTCTGAATAGCTGTAATTCCACCATAGTATGGAGGCTTAGGATAGATTCCCTTCTCTCCTCTAGCTTGCTTGAATGGCTCCTTGTAGTACAGCATGAATGATCCAGTGCGATTGTTCTCATCTAGTGCTGGATAGCTTCTGTAGTTAGTTGTTTCAGGAGTCTGTTGCAATGCTGACCAGTCATCAGATACATAGTACAATCTTTCATCCTCAGTCATTCTGACAAGATCAATATCCATGTGCTCCCACCTAGCCACCTTGGTACCTTCTCTGTTCCAAGTACCTACCACAGCCATTGCACCAAAGACCTCAAAGTCAAATGTCATACGCTGTGCAATCTCATTCATATCAAAGTCAGAGAATGGATTTGCAAGGAATGCACTCAAGTCACCGCTTACAGTCTCAAGACCGCCACCAGCTATGTAGTATGTTTTATTCTTGATGATACCTTGATGCCATGCAGATCCTTGCAAGAGCTC